CTTTGGTAGCCATTAGTCATAAACCCTGAAAACGCCATTTGGCAATTGATAAGCAGTTTTACCCCTGTCAGGACCACTTGTCACAGGGAAACTAGGCAAATACTTACGCAATTTAGGATCTTCAAAAATTGATGCACTACCTTGTGGGGTCTGTGACCATTTCTCAACCACATCAGGCACAGGATTCTTGGTTACATAGTTGTAATAATCCTTCTTGCGCTGATTTGCAACCCTAGTAACATCTAAGTAATATTGCACAGCTTCTTTAGGATTTGTGATTTGTGGTCCACGAGATGCACTAAATTGAATATCTTTATCAGAAGTTGCACCAACTAAATCTTGGATGTTGGCAGAAGCTACATCAGCAACAGATTGCAAGAACAAAGGGGAATCAACTGCTACTGCTTTTGCTCTTTCACCACCAATGCCCAAGCCACTTGCAATAGCCGCAGCTTCAGACTTAAATGCCGCAAATTTACCTGGCTCAAACGCACCACGATTGATAATGTTTTGCAGGTTTTGCAAACTTGCATCGGAGCTTGAAGCCGCTTGGAATCCTTTAAAAGCCGCTTCTCTGATTGGTTTGTAACCTTCAAAAGCTTGAACTTCAGAAGGAGACAGTGCTGTTGTCTGGCCTAATGCCTGAGATTGAGTAACAAGCTGTGTTCTGCCTGTGCCTGGGTTAATAATATTGGTAGGAGTTGTTTCTAAAGTTGCTCTACCTTGACCTAATCTTTGATTGTAATTTAGTGTTTGCTCTGCTTGAGCGCCACCAGGAAGTATGTTAGTAAAGAATGCTCCAGTTGGGTCAATACCAAGTTGTTGATTTGGCCTAACTTCAGGCAATGTAGTAGCAAGTTTTGCTTGCACTCCTCCAACTACAGGCATAGACTCAAATCTACCAGTTCTGCTGTTGTATTGGGTTTGAATTTGATCTCTTTGTTGCGGCAAAGACCCAATAATATTTCCTTGATTGTCAACACGCAAACCATCAACAAATGTCGGTTGCATTGCTTTCAATGTTTCACGAATTTGTGGTTGTGCAGGATTGCCAGACAAGCGCAATGAGTCTGACAATGCTCTGTTGAAATCAATAGGTGCATTCAAAATGTCTATTTGGTTTTGACCTGCGGCAACAGTAGGACCACGGCCTCCTGCCGCTAATGCTCGTTGACCAGCTTGCATAGGAGTTGGAGCATATTGCTCTAAGAAACTACCAACTTCACCACGCTGACGTTGTTTCTCTTTCATCTCAGAGATAGCTCTTTGACCACTAATGTACTGGTCAGGAACAGACAAAGCAGACTTCAAACCCATTGATGGGTCATTGCTTAACAAAGAGCCTAGCAAGAACTGAGTTGTCGCTTGCTTTTGCAAACTTTCTTTCTCAGTATCACTAAGACCAGTAAGTGCCGCATCAGACAGCAAACCAAAATTGAAAGCCATATAAACTCCTTAAATACCAAGCGCACCAAGCAAACCTTGGCGTGAACCAGAAGTTGTTTGCATTCCAGATCCACCACCAATGTTGAGTCCCAACGCCTGATTGATAATCTGTTGTTGTTCCAAAGGCAGATTGCGGATTGCATCCAATTGCTGTTGTGTGTACTGCTGTTGGAATTGACCTTGAGCCGCCAAGTTTTGAGCGCCTTGGAAGCCCATCTGTTGAGCATTCTGAGCAATACCTGCCATCTGACCTGCGGCAGCCAAGTTCTGCTGATTACCCGCTAAACCTGCTTGTTGGTTAGCCAAGTTTGCTTGCAAGAAGTTTTGCTGATTAGCTAAACCTGCTTGTTGTGTCAAACCTGCTTGTTGAGCATTAGCCGCATTAATTGCTGCTTGGTTAGCCAAACCTGCCTGATTAAATGCAGAAGCACCAAACTGACCTGCTTGATTCAAAGCACCCATGTTTGCCAAGTTGGTTGCTTGTTGATTACCCGCATTAAACTGAGCCATCTGGTTCTGAGCGGCCTGATTAGCCAATGCCGCTTGATTAGCAGAAGCCGCACCGAATTGACCAGCTTGATTCATTGCCGCAGCGTTTGTTAAACCTGCTTGTTGCAAGTTACCTGCATTGAACTGAGCCAATTGATTCTGAGCGGCAGCGTTCTGAGCGGCAATAGTGTTTTGAGCGCCAGCACCAAACTGAGCGGCTTGGTTTGCAGCGGCCTGAGTTGCCAGACCTGCTTGCTGAAGTTGTTGGGCATTAAACTGAGCCATTTGGTTCTGTGCCGCTTGGTTTGACAAGTCTGCAACATTACCTGCTTGAGCGCCAAACTGAGCCGCCTGATTAGCCGCAGCTTGAGAGGCCAATCCTGCTTGTTGGAGATTACCAACATTAAATTGAGCCATCTGATTTTGAGCCGCTTGGTTAGCCAGATTAGCTTGCTGTTGGGCTTGCATATTAGCTTGACCAGTAGTGACATCAACACCTTGATTAGCCAATGCCGCACGTAGACTTGCATCTTGGTTAGCCAAGCCAAACTGTCCAGACAGAGCCAAAGCCTGTTGGGTAGTGGCGGCATCTTGCGCTTGGTTGAGTTGTTGAGCTTGCATTGATCTAGACAAATCAGCCTCAGAAGCTTGTTGTGCGGCTTGATAAGCGGCAGCGTTCTGTTGGGCAACCAAACGAGCGGCATTCTCACCAAAGGCTCGATTAGTCTCTGCCTCAGCAACACCTTGGCGTGAACCACCAAAGGCTCCAGCCGCAGTAGCACTAGCTGAAGTCTGTTGTTGTTGCAACTGTCTAGAACGCTCTAGATCTCTCAAAGACTGATCTGTAACAGCCTGAGTATAAGGATTCATGTACTGCTGAACATTCTGATTTAAGAATGAACCTGCCTGTACATCACGAATATTCTGACGAGCTTGTGGAGCAATCTGACCCAGAGCAGTAGAGGCTACTTGTTGACCAGAAACACCTGCCGCACCAACTTCACGAACAGTATCTCTATTCATCTGAGCGGCAAGAGCTTGTGCTGAAGGACCTGCTTGTTGTCCAGTAAATCCTAATGAGGTATAACCTTGACCCCTAGCAGTAGCGGCAGGACCTGCCTGTTGACCAGTAAAGCCAAGAGACTGATAACCAGTGGCTTGTGCTTGTGTAGCAGGACCAGCTTGAGCGCCACCGAATGTTGCGGCATTGTAGCCTTGTGTAGCGGCAGTAGCGGCAGGACCAGCAGAAGCTGATTGAGCCGTAGCAGGGTTATAGCCTGTCTGAGCCGCCATAGCAGATGGAGCTACTTGAGCGCCACCAAATTGCTGTGCTTGGACATTCTGAGGCTGATAGTTTGCCGCTCTGTTAGCGACATCAAATGAAGCACCAATACCTTGGAATATGGCATTGTTTGGATTAGCAAAGTCTCTGGTTAACTGAGCTGCACGTGCTTGATCTGGGTTGTATCCCGCAAACTGGCGAGGAGCTAATTCTCCAGCAACATCTCTAGATGTTTGCACATTTTGCAAGTAAGCATCACGCAATGCAGGATCAAGCTGCGCTGTTTGTTGACTAGAACCACCAGACATAATTACACCTCCGTAGAAAGCCAATAATGTGTTGGCTTCATGTTAAATTTAGATACAAAAGTTCTTGACCAACCCCTACGTCCTGTCAGGGTGATTTTTTGGCATCCCATGTCTTCAGCGAACTTCTGAATACGGGGGGTGATGGTTTCTAGATCTGCTAGATCACCTGCCGCTAAAAATATGTGCAATACCCTCATTCTTGGGAATATCTGCACTTGAGTGACTACTGCGCTGTTATCACTTGTCCATAATTGCATCGTACTACTGTCAATACAGTCGGCTACATCTTGCATATTATGCGTATTATCGTATTCTAAAGCAGGTTCTAAAATTTTCTCTACTTTTTTAAAATATACAGCCCATAGTGGTAGTTCACCATCTACTTTATATTTCTCGTAGTCAATCATCTCAAACTGCCAGGTTTCCCATCAAATCTGATAACACCAACTCGCCAATCTGTTAAAGCAACACCTTCAATCTTTACTGCAATTTGTCTACCAGTTAAACGAACCGATGTAGGAGAAGACAAGGTATATGGACCATGCGTGTATTTAGTGGTATTTGGGTAGAACTTAGTACTAAAACTAGCCCTAACATCACCTGCAGTCTTCTCATCAGGAACTAATCCTGTAAGACTCATTACCCTGTCGCCATTACCTAATTCAATTGGTCCTGACTCGGCAAATAGTGTCTGGGAGTCATAGTTGTTACCAACCTCATGCTCATAGACATACCCATCTGAGGAAACCAGAATAGGGTTGCTAAAAATACCTTTGTCTGTACCGCAAGTACGATCTAAAGTGCCAATAGACCAATGATTCTCACGATAGTTATAGGTCACATAGGAATCTACCTCATTGGTAGACACACTTGGGTAATACCACCAAATCTCACCAAATGTTGAGTTATGGACGCAATAAACTTTAGAGGCTTGAGTAGTGTTCAGATTGCCAAAAACAAAGTCAGAGACATCTGATGGCAAAGGTTTAACAAAACCATCGTATATCCAGAATCCTGATCCAGACATCCAGATACAGGCATTGTCAGTAGCCGCTACTGATTGTTTAGAGATAACTCCACAACCTGTACCAACACGCTCAAAACTGTAAATAAAGGGTGGGCCAATGTAAGTGGCAGTATGGACATCCACATCTGTAAACAAGATGGTAGTGCCACGAATCCGCTTAGAACACTGCAAAGAGCCAATGGTTGTTAGCTCAAAATCACCTGCTTGGTTGGTAGCCAAAGGAGTCCATACAGTATTGTTTTCTTGGTCACACCACTGTACTTTACGAGGATTACCACCTGCACCCAGAGCAAACAAGAATCTCTCTTGAGTGACAATTAAACCAGTGCAACCAGTTGGAGCATTTGTGATGGCGGCAGCATCTGTACCAGTATCCAACTGCCATTCAAGGAGCTTTCCATCCTTAGATGAGCAAGCAACTAAATACTCACCCCATGTATCCATAGACCATGTAGTAGCGGGAGTGACTGATCCTAAGTCTGGTCTAGCAACACCATAGGCAAAACTTCCATAAGTGCCATAGCCATAACCAATCTTTTGAACAGCATCTGCATCACCAACAGTAAATCCTGTGGGAGTAATGTCTGTTAAAGTATTACTTTCACTCAGAACATAGAGCTTTGAGTGTGTGCCAATGCCAATTCTTCGGTTATTGGAGTTATCACGCCAGTTAAGAAGACCTCTAGCTTTACCAGTTAATTGAGTGGCTGTACGCTTTCTCCATCCACCAACAGGGCGAATAGTGCCTTCAAACCAACGAACTAGGTTAGAGCTGTTCCAACGTCCTTTAGCCTGATACTCTGTACCATTCTTGAATACACCTGGAGGAATTTGGAGCGGAATGTAGGCCATACTTTGTCAATCAGGTAGGTTAGAAACAAAGCTCATTGTAGCAATAACGCTAGGAACTGCGGGTCTTGTTGGGCTTGTGCTTGTCCCAAAATGCTCAATATTTACACCAGTATTTTCAGTTCTCCACATAATCTCAATGTAATCATTAGCCGCCATGTCAACAAAGAAATTCAATGCAGCAATGATATGACTTGGATCACCAGTGCCTTTTCTCGCTACTAGGTGAAATCTGCTATTTGAGTTGTCAATGTTTGTCCCATTCTTGCGAAACCAAACATCCACATCTTGACCATCGTTTGTGGTGTTTTTAAACTGAATGGAAAACTGTAAATTGTAAAGACCTGGGTTACTTACATTTAATCTTGAAGAATTAGATAAAGTTACACCATTAGAGAAATCTGTTGTGTTAAATGTAATCGCATAGGCAACAGTTGTACTAGCGGCAGTTTGGTCTGTAGAGTCTTGAAACGCACCATAAGGAAAGTTGATGTACTTGCCACCAACTCTAGCAGTTAAGGCTTGAACAGCGTTAAGCAACTTAATGAAAAACAACCTCAATGTGCCATTATTCTGGTTCTGTACTTCTTGAGAGTAAGAAACACCAGAAGTTCCCAAATTAGGAACTGGTGGTACATCTAGTTGTTTCTGACTAGACATTACTTTTTAATCCAAGTTTGCCAAACAGCACCTGCTGCCAAGATCAAACCACCAACCCACAAAACAGGTTGAGCAATAGAAGCTATCCAATTCAAAACCTTGACAGCACCTTTAGCCGCTTCAATAGCGCCTACTAGATCACTGGTGTTTTTATCAATGGTATCTACTTTGGCTTCAACTGCAACCAGTCTTTCGTAGATTTGTGCATGGGTAACTTCTTGCATTATTCACTCCGATGGCTCTTTAGGAAGTTGTGCGTCAGCCTGTTCTTTGATCTTGACAATTAGAGGCCATACACCAGACTTAGCTGGCATCTCACCCAATACATTTAAGATGAATTGGACTTCGTTTGTTTCCAACTCTAATTTCATGCTTGACCCCAAGGCGTACCAGTAGCTTTTACAGGATTCTTCAGCAAAGCAATCTGAGCCGCCAAAGAAGCCTCTGTAGCGTCCTTGTCTACGCCATTCGCCCAGCACCAATCAAGAACTTCTTGTTGGGTAACGCTTGCGTAGGGGATAGAAGGTGTAGCCAAAGCAAAACTGCAAGTTGAATATGCAGATGCTGTGTAGTCGCCATCAACTGCTGTGCAAGTCCAGTGGGCTGTGGTGATGAAACCATCAGCAACCAAGTAGTCAGTTTGTGTGATTGTCCAAGTGTTAACGATAGCCATGATTTACCTTTCAGTGATTAAAGATTTGCGGCATCCAAACGTGCCTTGAGTGATTCAATGATTGCTTGTTGTTCTTGGATGGCTTTAACCATTGCGGCATAAATACCATCTTTTTCAAGACCAAATCTAGTTACTGTTTCTTCACCATTTTTAGTTTCAAATTCACGAACCAAGTCTGGCATGACAGTTTGCACTTCTTGAGCAATAAAGCCATATTGCGTACCCTGATTTATGTGATTGTTTTTCCATGCGTAGGAAACTGGTCGCAAAGCAAGAATTTGAGACAATCCCCAAGACAAATCTTGAACATCAGTTTTAAGACGTAAGTCAGATGGGTTTGTGTTAGTTAAGACACCAGAGTTTGAATAGACTGTGCCTGTACCAAGCGAATACAGTTGCACATCATCATTGTTGTAAACTTGCAATGCTTTTTTAGTTCCATTTGAAGAAACTTCAAACAATGCGTTTGTTGCGACTGTGGTTGTATTGATTAAAAGCGCACCGCCTGAGGTTATACGGGCACGTTCTGAATCATTGGTAATAAACAAAAAAGGTGAAGATGTTTTTGAGCCAATGCCCGACTCTGTTGAAGCAGAATACCAATAGCCAGTCAATGTGTTAGCCGCATATAAACGAATATAACCACCTGATGTACCATCTACCTCAAGCATTTTGTAAGTGCTAACTGCTGTTGGTGCACGCCCCAAGCCCATGTTACCGCTTGAGTCTATACGGGCACGCTCAGAGCCATTGGTTTCAAAGTTAATGTAGTCGCCAGCGGCTAGTGTGCTGTACAAAGTATTTGCCGCACCACCGCCAACACCTACACGCAATCTTGAAGCTGGGCTTGCACCATTTGTAACATCAAGTTTAGCGGCAGGACTTGTAGTCCCCACACCCAAATTCCCACTAGCATCCAGAGTCATTGCCTGAGTAAAGGTAATAGCGTTACCTGCTGTGCCTGATGGGGCTGTGTAAAAACGATGCTCAGAATTTAATTGCAAATACTGTGATGCGTAGCCGTTGTTTACGTAAGTTGAACCACTACCACCAACATACGAATTTTGCCCAATGCCCATTCGGTCAGAGCTAACGTTATAAATAAATACAGAACCGCCTTTCATTTGCAGGGCTGTATAAGAACTTGCCCAAGCACTAGGAGTAACTCCCAAGCCTAGATTGCCTAAGGAGTCGATGGTGGCTTGAACTGTGTTGTTAGTGCCAAGTGTTAAAGTATTTGTAGACAATGAGCGCAAGAACAAAGAATTGGCAGGGCTGTTTGCTGAACTTGTCAAAGAAATAGCGCCAAAGTCTCCACCATTGTTGGTGAACAAGACACCAGCCGCCGCACCTGAACCAGTATTGGTGTTGGCTACTTTTATCCAAGTGGATGAATTTGCATTGTTCTCAACATGAAGTTTCTGGCTAGGACTACTTGTACCAATACCCAGACCTGTGCTGGTTAGGCGCATTTGTTCTGCGTTGTTGGCGTACCATGCCCAGAAGTTGTTGCCGCCACCATATGCATAACGCGAAAGAGTGTGCGTAGCAAACTTCACATCCCAAAACGGGTTTGCACTTCCGTCTGTGGTGACCAACTGGTCAACGTAATAGTTGTTTGCGCTGTCACCGATACGCATACCGCCTGACGCATTCGTGGTGAATACGGGGACAACTACATTCAAACGCTGTTGGCTGTTGCTACCACCAACCGACAAATTCGTCCCATCAAACGTCAGCGCAGAACCGCTTGTAACAACCTTAGAGCCGTTTAAATACGCTACTCCGTTAGCAGTACCTCCAGAGAGGGTTAAATTGCCTGATAGAGTGGCAGCGGCAGCGGCAACAGTTCCTGTCAATGTTGGTGAAGCAGATAAAACATTGTTGCCAGTACCTGTACTTGTGCCAACACCAGTACCGCCTTTTGTGACTTTGAGCAATGGACCCGCATCAAATAATGCGTCAATCGTATCTAAGTCAGTATTTATTTTTCCACCCCAAGTGTCGGTGGATGCACCAACTTCTGGTTTGGTAAGTCCTAGGTTGGTTGTTGTGGTATCTGCCATTTTTTCACCTCTATGCGGCTATTTGCCAAGTTTCGCTATTATCTGCCACTGCAGTCCAAGATTTACTTGAATCATCAATTGCAGTCCATGTTTCAGATCCATCTGTGATCGGAGTCCAAGTCTCGTCTGTATCGCTAATTGCAGTCCATGTCTCTGATACATCATTCTCTGGCAACCATTTTAAGTTACCAGAAACACTCATGCTAGATGTGCAAGAAATACTTAAAGAAGCACTCTGTCTTCTTTGTCCATTGATAACCAGACTGCTAGAAGCAACTATCGGGAATTGGGCATTAGCAACTACCTGAGAGCCAACAACCATTGTTGCCGCATCAGCAACGCTCATTTGAGCAAATGCAACCCTAATCCCATTGACAACCAATGTACTAGCATCGTTTGCCGCTAATGCTCCAATGGCAACACGCCTAGCCGCAACAGACATACTGCTTGCACTAGAAATACTTGCCGCACCAATTCCAACTCTAATTGCAGAAGCAGACATGGAGCTAGAGCTAGATATAGCTTCAGACCCAATAGCCACCCGTCTTGCAGATACACTTACAGAACTAGAAGAGCTAATTGCAAAACTAGCAGTCTTTACAGTATTGGCAGTTATTGCTACTGTTGATGTATCAGAAACAGCAGACGCACCTATACAGATGCGTCTTGCCGCCAGTGTCATGGTACTGGTATCACTGATGGATGCGGCTCCAAGGCTTACGCCATAGGAGTAATTCCCTCCACCATAATAGCCAGAACCATAGGCAGCCATGTTATGTCAAAGTGATAGTCAAGCTAGTTGCGGGAATGCGGAACACATCGCCATCGTTAATAACACGTGATGTGGTCAAAGGAGCCCAAGCAAGCAGGTTTCCACCAGTACTGGCATCAAAGATACCTGCCCAACCAACTGTTCCCCAATTACCACCAGAAGCGGCAGCAAACTCAATTGCGGCAGCGTTACTAAAAGTAGTAGCAGTACCAGAACCTGAGATAGTGCCAGTAACAACACGGGCGTAAGCATTGCCAGAAACTTCAGTACCACCACCTGTATCACTAGGAGCGGCAGTAAACAAACCAACATACCAGGCTGTTGGACGGGTAACTGAACCATTTGTAAACAAATAGGTCAGTACTAGATTTTCTGTGTAATCGCTAAATGATGACATTTTTTATCCAAAAGAACGGGCTCGAACAAGAGGAGTTGAGGAAACAGATGCCCTTTGATCTGCAATCTCAATGTCGCTTAATGTGTTTGCGTATAGTTGACTCCATGTACCCAGACGCTCATCGTCTTTTAAGTATGGAGTTGCTTCTATCAAAGCACCATACAAGTACAAGTCTGGGGCGTATGCCAATAGCCAGTTGCTTGTGTTTGAATCACTTAGCGCAGCAATCTTAGCATAATATGTCAGTTCACCAGTGTATGTTCCATCTGGTGTTGGGATTACTTCTATCTGAGTACCAGTTATTGTGTAATATGCTGGTTTTCCAGAAGCAACATAGTTATTTGCCTTTAAATTATCACCATAAGCTTCAGTTACAAACTCAAGTCTGACAATGGGATTCGTATTTAGTTGGAATTCTTTGGCTTGCAACCAATCTGCAGGATAAGCAAAATATTGCGTATCAATGCTTGCAGTAGCCCTTTTAATCATTTGGCGGGTACGCAACTTACGATTAAATTTAGCCTCTGCAAGAGTAATAAAACTAGGAACAATAGAAGTCAGATCATCCCTGTTCAGATAATCTGCTATCGTTGTCTTTAGCCCTGCAAAAGTGTCAAGTGCCATTTTCTACATCCCTACACGCTAGTGTATGCTCATGTTTGTATTCAAACGTCCCGATATGGAAGATCTGCTTTGAAAGATCTTGATCCACATATGTTTTATGCCCATTTTGGGCGGCTCTACGGCAAAACCAGACATCTTCACCAATGTAGTCTTCCGCAGCGGGAACCCAAGGGATAGCAAACCAAGGATATTCCATAGATTTATAGACTTCGGATTTAACGAGCATTACACCCATTCCGCAGTAGTCTACTTCAACAAGCCCTGTTGAATTATCTTCAGTATATACCCGATTGACAAATGTTGCATCCATATCTGGGGTATTTTTTTTCACCGCAATTGGCTCAGTCGGAAATCTACGCTTGGCATAGTTTCCACAGACAATTCCAGTATCGTGCTTCAAAAGACGCAAGATAGTATCTTTGGGGAATCTCATGTCGCTATCTAGCCATAGCGTATGTGTGCATTCAGCGGCAACGGCATCCCTAGCAAGGTCCTGACGCTGTGCTGACAATAATGTGCCAGAGCTAGTGTAGATCACTACTTTGTGGTGAGATGTACCTACTGTAAATCCAACCAATCTGGCTAAATCAAAAGCAAATCCAGAGTTAACAAAATCCCGTGTTGGAACCAAAATTCCAATGGTCTTACTATCCATTAAACTTCTCCAGGTCTTGTGCGAAATGCACGATTATCAGGGTCATTGAGCCAACGCTTCATATAAGCTTGGTCATCAAGTTTACCTTCGGCTTTCATTTGATAATACAAAGCCATTGGGATAGATGCCACATGGTGCATATCTCCATTCCAATTAGCCCGTTCATCAAAAGAATTAAATCTCTCTTTATTGGCTTCTACTACTTGTGTAGCATCAATAATTGTTTCAATGGTTGCCTCATCTTTTTCAGCATCGTAATGCCAAAGCTTTTTGGTTCCCATTTCTGAGTTTACGTCAAAGATTTTTGTAGTCATAAAAAAAAGGGTGGGTTATTAGCCCACCCCTTGTATTTCAGATTAGCTCTGAATTGTTGAGTTCAGGTCATAGACAGCGCCATGAGCCTTCTCGTTCTTGATCTTCAAGCCCCACTCGCACAAGAGCATACGCTTCTCAGCATCACCTGTCTTAGCCAGTTCAACTGTCTGGAAGGGACGCAGGAAAGCAACGCTTGCGTACTCAGGATCAAGCACGAAAACATCACGCTCACGTTGGAACCTGTTGGCAACAATACTCACGTTACCGAAATCGGAAACATAAATATCTGCGGCCCCGATGATGGTGGAAGGCTTAGGACCAGTAACGTTGAAACGCTGACCAGCAATACCAGCCATCTTAGACAAGTTCTGCTTGTTAACAGGACCAGCCATAACGATAGATGGTGAGCCACCTTCTGTCCACACCTTCTGAATTACGTCTTTCAGCAATGTCTCGCTGAATGAACGCAAGTTAGTGGTTGTAGCATCAGTACGAGCTGCATCAGGAATGGTTGTGTATGAAGGATCACCACCACCAGAACCTTCGTTTGTATTGGTCTTCAAGAAGGCCAACAAAGCGCCAGTCTTACGAGCGGCAGATGTAGAACCAGCGGCAGCGGCTTGGTTTGCCAACATTGTGGCCTCCATGTCACGCTTAATTTCCGCAGATTTTTTAGCCATTTGGTAGCTCAACTCAGAGCGACGACCTGCCTTGTCAACAGCTTCCAAAGTGCCAGCAATGATTACATCCTTACGGCTAATCTGGGTGTAGTTGCCCAAACGAACTGTAGCTGTAACTGCTGTGAAAGAGGTGATGTCATCGCCCTCGATCTGTGCATTGGTTGTAACCGCAGCGGCCAAATCATCTGTCTGCCATTCAAAGAATGTATTGGTAACGTTTTCACGACCAATGTTAGACATGAATGGAGTCTCTTCTGGAGAGATCTGATAAATAACGTTGGAAAGGTCCTCCCGAACGCCTTTAGCGTCAAATCGGGTATAGGTATTGGTAATAGCAGCCATGATAAATCCTTAAATAAATTTCTCGAAAAGGGATGCGGCATCTCTGACGCTTCCAGTTTGTGCAAGACGCTTTTTTGCGTTATTTATATCACTAGACTTAGAACTTACGCTACCTGTTGAACCTGGAGTTGCCATCTTTGGTGCTTTTTTAATCTTCGCTTGGAATTCTGGACGTTTACTCATCATCTGGTCATACTTCCACGCTTTGTGAAGCGCCAGTAATGCCCGTGAATCTGTAATTGTGTTCAGTTCCTGCTCTGAAAAGCCCAACTGCTGCCCGTACTCCAACAAAGCTTTTCCTTCTGCTTTGGCTTTCTCTGGAGAAGTCCACTCTGGAATTTTCTCTTTCAAAATTGCAGTTTCCTGTGCCAAAACAGTATTGATCTGCTTTTGCATTTCAACTTCTCGCAATTGATTAAGTCGCATCTGCTCTGCTTGGACTGCGAATTTCTGTTGTTGTCTGCGCTGATGTGATGTCCATTGACGGGCATATTCAGTCGGGTCTTCAACTTCTAAACGATTCCAATCAGGCTCTTGCGGCTCAAACTCTTGCAGTTTTTGCTGTAATTGTCCTAATACCTGTGCGTATGTTTCACGCTCTGCACGTACTTGCTGAAACTCAGACTCCACAAATTTGCGCTCTTCTGCCAGTTTCTGCGTTTTCCGTGTGTAGTCAGCTTCTCGTTGGTAACCTCGGATAAGTTCTTCCTTCGGGACTTCGATTTCTTTACCATCAACTTTGACGATAAACTTCTCATCCCTTGGAGCTTCTTCCTCGGATTCCTCCTCGTTAGCCTCTACTTCCTCAGAAGATTCCAATGCTTCGTCTTGCGGCTCCGCACCTTCCACTTCATCAGACTCAGATTCGGATTGCTCCTCCTCTGGTTGCGCCTCTGCACCAGTGTCAACACCCTCTTGAGCGTCTAGCATGGAAGCAAAGCTTTGCGCTGCTTGATTTACTGTAATCGAACCGACTGCTTGTGCGTTATCGGACATATTTACCTCTTAGTTTAACAATCATTCTGCTTTCGGGGGTCTTCCCCGTCTGCGAACAAGGGCAACTTCTGCCATCTTGCCTGTATCCATGACAGAGCGTAACTTAGCTCTTAAGATGTCTATCGTGGTCAAAAGCAAATAAGCTTGCTCTCTAATAGGACCTTCCATCAATTTGGAAGACCTGATTTCACGATAACAGTCATCTTCAATTCGCTTTAACATCTCATTGAGGAGTTCATCCTCAAGAAGTAGTCTGGCTCTGTCTCCTCTTGCGAGGTTAATTTCTAGATCGTCCATTTACATCATTGGTTGGGGCTGTTGAGGGACTTGCGTCTGGCTCATTGCAGCTTGTTGGCGAATTAATTCTCGGTCACGATTCATTGCGGCATCTATTTCCGCACTTTGAATTTGTACACCATATTTCAATTCTAGCTCATATCTACGCAAAATACCATCTTGTTCAATACGATCTCTTTCACGATCATCAGCCATGAGCATTCTTTCACGATCTAACTGTAATTCAGCGGCTTTCTTTTGAATATCAGCTTGAATAGATTGTGCCTGTACTTGAGCCAATATCTCCTCTGGAGTTGGCTTTGGAGCAGGTGGTTCTGGCAACTGGAAATCATTAGGTAATTGATTGAAGTAATTAGCCGAATCTTTAATTCCTGCCAACTGCAACATCTTAGTTAATGTGTTGGTGTACTGTGGTATTGATACAACAGGATTATTAGGACCAGTCTTTTCAATCAACATTTCCTGACGGGCGGCTACCTGATTCAGAATATTAATTCTGTCTTCAATAGTGCCATCACCAACACCAACATTAACGATTACATCCATCTTTGCATCCCATGATCTTGGGTCAATAGGAACAAAGGTGTTACGCAAACGCACCATACGGGCACGATCTTGGTTTTCAACAACCAACTTCAGGATGCCAGTAAACAGCTTACGCAAGCCAGTTTCAGCAAAGATACGGGCAATCATCTCAATGTGCTGATGTGCGGCATTGACAGTGGCTGATACAGCGGCTTTGGTGGTGCTTTGGAGAGCATCTGCATCTAACCCTGCGGCAGCTTTAGAAATGCCTGTGCGGGTCTGTTTAATGTCATCCAAGTAGTCAAGCATTGGGAATGCGGCTTGTCCAACAAATGGAGTGGTGAAAGGCTGAACCATGCCTGGCGCTCTCATCCGAATAACTGCACCAACTTCCGTATTAAGGACATCTTCCATGTTGGCTTGGCCCTCAACAATTGCTGTACGGGGGTGGATAGATTGAGCCAAGGAGTCTAGGATGCCACGCTGAACATTGGACTTGATTCTCTGGATGTCCATAACGACATCGGCAGGACACATACCAAAGAATGTGTGGGGTTCTGGATCTGGGCAGAAGTCAGCAAACTGTCGCTCAGAAACTATCTCATTGCGGATAACTTTATTACCTGTACCAATGGTGCAAATCCTACGCATTTCAGCAATGCCATCGCCATCAAAGTCTACCTTTAAGTAGCCCTCAATGTACATAACACTCTTGCTTGATGGATCACCATTGTTTGCAGTACTGATTACGGCAAATGGGTTGCGAGAAGTGTATTCTTGGTTGTTGTCAAAGTCATTACCATTACCAGATTGCTCAACCATTTCCTCATAGTCATAACCCATAGCGACTAGATCGGAAACAGTCTTCATGGTTCTGTGACCAACAAAAGTAGCATCCTCAATGGACTTAGCTCTGCGGTCAATCAAGAACTCTTCTGGTGGCAAAGCCTCAATCTTGACCTTGCCAGATTTAATTCTGCGCTTGATCTCCACATCGTACATCATGGGTGGTGGAGTCATAATGCCTTGAGCTTCATTCATTGGCTCAGTACCAGGAACTGGATACTCACGCACCGCAGAGATCTCTACATTGGGATCGCTGGTCAACATCATCATGCTTTGTTCATCAAGCATAGAGAATGACTCTGCACGAACTTCAACAGACTCATCCCACCAGTACTTCACAATACCGCACTTGCGTACCAAAGCATCTTTAAATGCTGAGTGGAGGATCTTAAAGCCAGGATTATCCCGTTTGAAGATGAAGTCAACATAGTCTGTAGCTTGTTCAGCATTCTGAACATCTTCAGGTCCTTGTGGGGCGAACTCAACCACACGCTCTGGACCAAAGAAAATACGCATCAGGCTTGGCAAAATGCCTTGTACTGTATCTCGTACATCCATTGAGACTACTTGTGAACGACCATCTTCTTCGTCACCAAAGAGATCTCCATAATAGTACTCAGTTGCTAATGCTCGATTGCCACCAATGTCATCATCAATGAAGGATATTGCATCAGTAATTTCGGCAGAGATAACGCCCTGAAGTTGTTCTTCAGACATTACCTCATCTTCCTCCATTTGGCCTTGGAGGGTTTCTGCCATCAACATTGGGTTTTCTTGCATATTATTTCCTTATCGTGAGCCGATATAAGGGAGGATTCCAGAGCCAGTATTCTGTAGTAAAGAAGGGATGCCACCAACGTAATTGTTAGCCATACCACCATATGCCATACCTGCTTGCGGGAGCATGAGAGATTTCTCATCTTCTTTAGGATTGAAAGAGTATTTAAATGTAGATTTAGCCATATCGCCCATTGTGGCGTTTGGATCTGTGATGCCTTTAAAGGCTTCTACTGTTGGGTTAATTTGTTGGTTAACCATACTGCCCATATAGTTGCCAAATTCAGCACCCATAGATGCTGGCGCTGCACCACCACCTGCAACTGCTTCTGACATAGCGCCTTCGGTGGCGGCTGATTTAAGCGATTCCATAAAGGCGGCAAGTAAGGCTTCCATTATTCTTCCTCATCCATTTCGTATTCTGTTTTAGCCATCATCAACATATTCTGCTGATTCTTGGTCATTTTCTTGGTGATAGGTCCACCAGATAACCATGCGGCACAAGTACGCTCACCTGCACATTTAAAGTCAAACAGCTCACAGTAACCCAAATTAGCCGCACCTTGGACATCTTTGGCATAGCCATCAGTTTCTTCATCAATACCTTTTAGGATACAGTCTAGCATCTCAGGGGTTTGAATGAAGGCAGCGCAATTACCGCATCGCATCTCTTGAACATCATCTAGAGATACTGCCCACATATCAGCAAGGTTCTGCCAGTACTCTTCGTTTTCCTCTTCAGGATTAGCAGGACCATAGTCAACATTCTTGATTGCCCAATTACGATTCTTTAAGTTGAACTCAATGTCATAGGTTGCTATAGGGCATTTCATTTCTTATTCCTAGCAGATATTGCTTTAGCCTTTGCCTTTGCATCAGCCTTTGAACTTGCTCCCCAAGCTTGTAGGCTTTGCAACAAACGAGTGGGACTTCCATCGGGTTTTCTCTCAGGACCTGGCATACCACCCATTCGAGCAAGAAAAGAAGCTCTTCTTGGATTGTCACCAGACTTTACTGGTGCTTTTAGATTACTGCCTGGATTCTCTCGCTCATAGGACTTACGGCCTTTTTCATTAAGACCACCTTTAGAGTTTTTACCCTCTTTGCGAGTCCAAGCCGCACTCATTTTTTCTTAGCAGTCTTAGCCGCTTGTTTAAAGTCTTTGGCAGTAGGAGCGCCCTTAGTGCCAGGCTTACGCATCTTTTCCTTGGAGCCAGCCTTTATGCGCTCTTGTTTGGCATTGATGTTGGCGTAAAGACCTTGTTTCATTTCTTGCTCCGATTAGTAGCAGTACGACTTCCACGTTTAGGCATAGCACGAGCTTCGCTCATTGCAATCGCAACGGCTTGGTCACGGGATTTAACCTTTTGACCAGAAGAAGACTTGAGCTTCTTATCTTTGTATTCACCCATTACCTTGCTAATCTTTTTAGCAGCATCGTCCATTTTCATAGAAATCTCCAGAAAGGTTGCTCAATAGTAACATATTGTGTTAAACAAAAAAAGAGCTACGTATTAGGTAGCTCAAAGTGGCAACGGCAATCAGACAAGTCCTCGGATTAACCTTTTAATAGGTTTACCCCAAGAATTGTTTGATCCCCATGAGATGGTGGCGGCATCGGAGGCAAATGTCAACACAAAAGCATCAGCCATGTCAGGAGATTTAAGTCCTCTCCTGCGAATATCATCCTTAGACTCAATCTTGATCTTGCCGTTAGAGGTAAAGGTGTACCTTACAGTTGCAAGCTCTCCGATTAAATCTTCGTTATTAGGGATCTTGCAGTCTCTTTTCTCTAGCCAAGCCTTGGCTTTATGCCACAACTCCGCTCTTAGGTTCAGATAAGTACCACCCATTGCAGGACTTTCAGACACGTTAATCCCACGGCAAGGAAGCTTTAATTCTCTTAGTCGGTCAACAACACCTGCTCCCAGACCAATTGAGTCAACCAGAATCTCAGCAGGTCTATTCTTATGGTCACAAGCTTCATATTGAGCAACCACAGCACCTGTTAACTGCATCAGGTCAAGATTCCTCCACCGCTCTAGAGTCTGGACCACGTTAGATTGACGCTTACACAAAACTGACGAGTCGGAACCAAAACGGGCTACGTCTAATCCCCAGACTATAGGAGCATCTTCGTAGGCTCTTGTGTCTCGATGTTTGGCAGATTCAAGTAGCTCCATAGGAATGATGGTGTCATCATCACTACGGGGGAACTCGCCTAGAACACGAATCCGATAAGCATTACTTTCCTCGCCATAGCGGGATTTCATGTCCTGAACATACTCTTTACTGACACGGGTAGAGTCCAGACAGGAGACTCGTCTAGTCCACCATTCGTCTTTTAGTCTGTTGTGTGTCTCAAAGAAGAAGCCAGAAGACCTCACAGGGTTGCCCAGAAGGATCGTTAAGGCGTTGTGACCAGACATAGAACCAGCAGCGGCCTCAAACACCGCTTCAGGAACGCCAGAAGCCTCGTCTGCTACCAACATCACGTTATCAGAGTGAACACCTTGTAGAGCTTCAGGTTGTTCAGCTCTACTCGTTCTGGCAGAGATAAACGCCTCAGTAGCGGAAGCTTTAAGTTCTATCCTCTCTTGTTTGACATCAAGTAGCTCTTGGATAGGTTGGGGTAGTTCTTTGACCCATCTCTTTAGTTCGGCAAACAAAGCATCATAAAGTTGGGCAGAAGTAGGGGCAGTCACCACTACTTTGACGGGATATCTGGTTAAAAGAAACCACAACATAGCCCAACTAGCGGTAGTTGACTTACCAACCCCGTGACCAGACCTAATTGATATCTTCCGCTCACCAGAGGCTACAGCATTTAAGAAGTCTTGCTGCCATTCATCAGGCTCTACTCCAAGTACTTCTTTGACAAAAAGAACAGGATCAGTCCTATAAAGGGTGATGAACTGGATAAAGGGGTTATTCATTGTTTTCCAGTGTGGTCACTTCTTGCACTTTACCCATGTGCTTTAAAGCTTGGAGGTGGAGGTCACCCAAAGAGATATTCACTTGGGTTTTAGCAGTGTCTCCATAGTTTTCAGGATCAAGCTTAGAGGCCATCCACTTTCTTGTGTCCACTTGCAACCTGGCCTTATTCACTCCACTGTTAGAAGTCTCATCAGCCTCATCCGCAATCTCTAGAGCCTCTTCAGCCAGTTTCTCAGCCTTTAACTTTCTAGCCTTCAGGACCGCATCCCTACGCTCATCAGTATGGTTTATCCAAAAAGACAACATCGGTCTAGAACACTCTATGAACTCAGCCAAACGTCCTATCGTCATTCCTTGGCTTATGTGGGCAGTAACGAACTCTATCCCTCCCAGACTCTCTATCTTCTTCTCCAACGCTCTCCTCATAGGAAATCCTGCCATATCTTCTCCTTGATTTAATGTCTACAAATTCTAAACTATAAAAAAATTTTTTGGAGGACTCTTTTATTCCTGATAGGGGGTGGGTGGGGGTCTTAGCTCTAATCGATAGGGGGATATCTGTTTATGTCCCCTGCCACAGCGCCCCCTCCATTTATCGATAGGGGGGGGTAAACCCTTACTGGTAAACCCTACCCTTACGTAGAAACCCTTAAGGGTAAACCCCTAGGTACTAACCCTATTAGGGTAAACCCTACTGTGTTTTGGTCCAGTACTGTACATCCCTGCAGCCTGGCCTTCCATACAGTAGTAGAAACCCTTAGATCCAAGGTTATGCATTTTTTGCATAGTTTGTCTCACTAGCGCAAAGAGGTAATGTGCATCAGTCTTTGTAGAGTTTCCTCTT